GCGATGCCGCGCTGGTTTGGCGAAATTGGCCGTGATCTTTGGCAGTTCCTCAATCGTCGCCTTCATCGGCCTTTACCTGCGGCGCGACAAATTCAATGATGGTCGGCTGCGGCGTCATGCTGCCGTCGCCTGACCTGTGGTCCACCTTCTGCGGCTGGTCCAAGCCAAACAACTTCACCTTGCCGTTAACGGCGGCAACGGCTGCTGACGGATTGCTAACTCCTTCCGCCATGGCAAGCATTCTCGCCGCCTCGTATTCTTCAAACGCGGCCTTGACGGTGTAAAGAGAAAGCTTCGCCGCCTGATCTTGAAGCTCAATTACCCTTGCAGCAATCTTGCTGTCCGCCATAAGGCGCGATGCCGCGCTATAGATGGTGGAATGCTGCGTTGCGGCCTTGACGTCATAAGCCCGGCGATACGCCTCAGCGGCGTTCCCGGTCTCGACATAAGCAAGCGCGAATGCTTCCTGCTTTGGTGTAAGTTCGCCCGTCATTGTCGGCCTTGGCGTCCTCGTTGGCTGTTGCGGCATCATGCCATGGATTAGGCGGCGATGGAAGCCTTCAACCCCCGATTTCCGCCTTGGCTTCGGCGACCGCTTTCCAGAATGCAGCGGCGACGACAAGGCGGATTTCTGTTTCGCGGCTGTATGGCATCCAGTCTTCGGCTTTTTCCTCTTCGGTCGGCTCAACGTATTCCGCTGCGGCCTTTGCTGCGGCAAACTCGGCATCGCGCATGATCTTGTTCATCGTCTCTTCGGTGTAGATGGTCATTTTGCTTTCTCCATGTTGCGGGCCTTCCGTCTGCCCATGGATAGACATTACTGGATTTAGCTGTGTCGCACAACATGAATATTGCCCTCTTGGCAATTATTTTAGTCACCCCGTCACGCGGTGGAGAAGCGGCGAAATAGCCGCGCCGGGGCTGCTGGTGATTGCGGTCTATGCCCATGCCGCCCGCTGCTCTACCAGCTTACAGCCGGGCTTTAGCCCCCGGTCAGGCTGACTTCACCGCCACATGCGGCATACCCCGCAAGGTCGATCCAGCTATCTGCGTGGGCTGGATTGGCGCTCAGTCGGGCGATTTTGAGCAGGGCCATCATGATCGACACATCGGATGCGGTGACCTTGTAGCCTAGGTGGATTGCCCACAGTTGCGCGATGGTTTCAAAGCTGCGTTCCGGCCCGCCGTATGATGCGTTGCGGTCCTGCGTCACGATCTTCGCGGCGGCGTCAAGGATTTCGGCGCGCGTCATTCCTCGTCCCCCGCCATTGCTGCCATGCGGCGGAATGGTTCAAAATCGGCGGATGTTGGGAACAATCCTCCGTGTGTCGCTCGCTTTGACCAAAGGTATTCTTGGGCTGAAGTGCTAACAAAGGTAAACCTTCCATTCCACCCAACGGAAACTGCCACTGCCCGCACCCTTTGCGCAGACACCCCAAGAGCCTCTGCAACCTCGGCGTATGTGTTGCCCCAGCCCGGATGGCAATGGCCGTAAATGCGACAGGCAAGCGCGGCGGTGGCGGTGGAGACGTTGCGGCCTTTGACGATCATTTCCCGACCCTCTCCAATGCGCGCTGAATGGCTTCCGGTGCGCATGACCACGCTGCAACGCGGGTATCGTCTGCGGCGCTGATGATGCGGCGCTTTCGGTCGCAGATCGGGCCTTTCGATCCACGCGGCGCAATCGTGCGCGGAAGTGTGATGCCGTGGCGGCGCTCTTGGTCTGCGATGGTGTTACGGCGCAGACCGGCTTCGGCGGCGGCTTGCTGGATTGTGACGCCGCGCTTTTGCCAGTCTCGCAGCATGTCTGCGGTGATGCTGGAACGTGTGGGGTTCATTTCGTCTCCTCGTCTCCCATGAAAAAAAGCGCGCGGGGCGGATGGGGAGAACATCGCTGCCTGCGGGGATCAGTCCGAGGTGCCACCGCGCAGGGAGAGAGTGGCATATCCAGCCGGGCTTGGCAAGACGGTAATTACAGCGGCTTCGCGGCCCATATGGCCCAAGAATAACCGGCGCTGGGCCACCCTTGGGCCGCCTGTTTTCGACAGGTTAGGAAAGGCTATCCCCTTCTATTCATTCATATTTATAAAGTAAGTAAGTAAGTAAAGGCCCACCTGCCCACGCTTTCGCACAGTATACGCCTCACATATACATGTCATTACATGCGCATATGTCGTTACATGTGTGTATCGTCGTGTGTATAGGTGCTTGCGTGTTTCGTGGGCCGGGCCGGAAAAGTGGGCCACACATGTTAACGCATTGATAACTGGCAATATAATTACCGAACGATCATTCACAAACCGGCCCATTTTTTGGCAAAGTGGGCCGGAAACTGCGTGTTGACAATACAAAACCCGCCTGCGATGATGCTGATGCGCGCGTAATGTCATTACCTTGCCGCGCGTAATGTCAACACATGCGAGGTTTAGCTTGTCACTACATGCTAGCGACCCAATCCAGGGGTTCAGAGATCACATGCGCGCCGTAGGCTGCGACATGGCGCAAGGCGAGATCATCGCAGACGACAAGCCGCACAGATACCGGGTTGCAGGCGATAAGCCGAAGACCATGAACGGCAGCTACAAGCTGAAAATAGAGCCTGACGGGTTCGCGGTCGGATGGTGCATGACCTTCAAGGAAGGCGTAACGCACCCTTGGCACGTCAAGGCCACGCGGAAATACACCGAAGCGGAACGGGCTGCATGGAAGGCCAAGGCAGCGGCTGCAAAGGCGGCGCGAGAGGCAGAAGAGGCACAGCAGCATAAGGACGCGGCAGAGCGGGCAAGGGGGCTATGGCGGCGAGCGGATGCGATTGGAGAGGCTGGATACCTGACGCGAAAGGGCATGACGCAGCTTTACGGCGCGCGGGTTATGCGGGGGCTTGTGGTGGTTCCGTGCTGGGGGAAGGATGGCCTTGCATCGCTGCAATTCATCGCAGCGGATGGTGCCAAGAGGTTCCTTCGCGGCGGGCAGATGGAAGGCGCGTATCACGCCATAAAGGGAGACGACACGCTTGTCATCTGCGAGGGGTTTGCGACTGGCGCCAAGATACACGCTGCCACCGGACACAGCGTCATATGCGCATTCAACGCTGGCAACCTCAAAGCCGTCGCGGTGTTGATGCGTAAGAAATATCAAGACCGCAAGATCATCATTGGCGCGGATAATGACCAATGGACTGCCAAACCAGACGGCAAACCATACAACCCCGGCATTGAAGGCGCGCAACAGGCAGCAGTTGCGATCGGTGGTGCAGTTGTTATCGCGCCGGAGGTGGCACAGGATGATCCGAAGCGGCGCACAGACTGGGATGATATCCACGACACAGACGGGCCGGAAGCGGTGCGCGAGGCTTTTGCGGCGGCATTGCGGCCAATCCCTGAGACATGGGAACCCGACTACAGCGCGCAATATGACGATGAGCCGCAAGAGATTAGCCTAGACCCGTTTGACGAGGTTAGGCCGCTTGGTCATGATGATGGGGTGTTTTTCTTTTTCCCGCGCGTGTCTGGTCAGGTTGTGGAGATGAGCGCGACCGCATTAGGCTCGATGCTGAACCTGTGCAGGCTGGCAAATCGCAGCTTCTGGGAACGCCATTTCGGCGGCGCGGATATCAGTGAGAAAAAACTCACCAGCCTAGCAGGAACGGCATTGATCGAGGCTTGCCAAGCGAAGGGCATTCATGACCGGGGCCGGGTGCGCGGCGTGGGTGCATGGCTTGACGGCAACCGGCCTGTCTATAACTGCGGCGATGCGGTGGTATGGGATGGCGGCAGATGCAGCCCGCCCGACTATAGGTCCGGGCATGTGTATATCTCTGGGCCGCGACTGGCGAACATGGACGCGGAACCGCTCACCAATCCAGAGGCGGCGAAGTTGCTGGAAATTTGCCGCAAGCTGACGTGGAAATCCCCGCAGCATGGCTATATTTTGGCAGGATGGATCGTTCTGTCAATGGTTGGCGGTGCGCTGCGATGGCGCCCTCATATCGTTATTACAGGGGAGAAAGGCGCAGGCAAGTCTTTCGTGCTGGATAGCGCCGTCAAGCCGGTTCTGGGCGCGACAGTGCTGGACTTGGCGGGCGGCACGAGTGAGCCTGGCATCCGCAAAAACATTGGCGCAAGCAGTCGCCCCGTGGTTATGGACGAGGCCGAGAGCGAGACGCAGCGCGATAAGGCAAGGATGGAAGAGGTGATGATGCTGGCGCGCAAGGCCAGTTCCGGCGCCACCATCGCCAACTTTGACGGCAGCTATACGGTTAGATCAAGCTTCTGCTTTGCCGCGATCAATCCGCGCATTGTGCAGGGCGCCGATCTGGACCGCAACACCATCATTGAGTTGATGCGTGATCGCAGGCCAGATGCAGCGGACAGGTTTACGGAGTTGAAGGCGATGGTTGCGGAGACCCTGACACCGGAATTTTCTGCGCGGCTTTTGGCGCGGACATTCTGGAACATCGGCGCGTTGATGCAGAACGTGGAGACATTCGCAACGGTGATGGCAGGAACGAGCGGCGGGCAGCGGTTCGGAGATCAGTTCGGGTTTCTGATCGCAGGGGCATACAGCCTCACCAGCACGGCGCCTGTTAGCATGGCAGACGCAAAGGCATGGTGCTCTAGGCAGGATTGGTCATGGGCGCGCGAGGATAACGACATGAGCGATAGCGAGCGGCTGCTATCCGTCATGCTGGCGGCACGGGCAAGATATGACGACAGGGGCATGAGCCGAGAGGCGAGCATCGGGCGCCTGATAGACCGTGCTATCAATGCTGATGGCGGTGATAGGGATGCGGCAATTTCGGCGCTTGGGGAGTATGGCATCCATGCCGACAGAGATAGGATCGTCGTAGCCAATGCCTGCCCTCAATTGTCTAGTCTACTCAAGGACACGACATGGGGCGCGGGTTGGCGTCGCGCATTGCTCGGTCTGGACGGCGCAGAGGCGGTGGACAAGATCAGGTTTACCGCCACGCTAAGGACGCGCGGAGTTGCTGTGCCGATGCGGTTGATCCTTGGCGAGATAACGCAGGTTGACGAGGAGTTGCCATTTGAGAGCGGGCCGGAGGATTGGCGCTGATGGTGCAGCTTTATGAAGATCAGGAAGACCTAGTTGCGCGTGTCAGGCAGGCTATGCGCGGCAGTAAGCGGGTTTTGATGCAGGCTTGCACTGGCGCTGGCAAGACGCAGATGACGGCCAACATGATGGCGGGCACAAAGGCGAAGGGCACGTCAAGCATGATGGTTGTTCCGCGCAAGGAGTTGCTGCGGCAGACCATCATGACGGTTGAAAGCTACGACATGCCTTTCGGCGTCATTAGCCCAGACCACAGGCCGCAGCCATTCGCGCGATGCCAGATAGCCATGGGTCCGACATTGGCGAGGAGACTTGATCGCGTTGCGGCGCCAAACGTGCTGTTTATCGACGAGTGCCACTATGGCGGGGCTGAGTTGGACCGGATCATCAAATGGGCCATGGCGGCGGGATCGTGGATCGTCGGCATGAGCGCAACGCCGATGAAGACCAATGGGCAACCGATGGGGGAATGGTATGACGTGATGGTCGAGGGCCTTCCCATGGCGGACCTTATTCAGCTTGGCAGGCTGTCGGAGTATCGCTATTTCGCGCCCAGCGCGCCAGACCTGAGCGGCGTTGCGACGCGGGATGGTGAGTTCGTGAAGTCGCAACTAGACGCGGCAATGGAACAAGATAGCGTTCTGATCGGCAATGCTGTTTCGACCTATAAGGATCATGCACCGGGGCGGCTCAATACGGTGTTCTGCACGAGCCGCAAACATGCTGGGATCGTGGCGCAGGCTTTTCGCGATGGTGGCGTTCCAAGCGCGACGATAGACGGCACTATGGGAGATGATCAGCGCGGCGAGATCATCCGGGCATTTGCGCGGCGTGAGATATTGGCGCTTTGCAATGTTGACCTGCTGACGTTTGGCTTCGACCTGTCTGCGGCGGCGGATATGGACGTGACGGTGGAGTGTATGTCAGACCTGCGACCGACCAAAAGCC